TAATAACAACGGACGCGGCACCTCCAGCCGTCCCCTGCATATCGTTCGCTGCAATAGCAAACATGATAAGCGCCCCTGCGATAACAAGTAGACCGGCAGCCATCTGTTCGGGCTTTAACTTTGCCAACATTTTCATAGCTACGGCAAATATAACCATAGCTGCAGAAATTATAAGAACCGCTGCCGCTGCTCCGGCGGCACCCTGACCTTTAGTATTGTTTATAAAATAGTATAACCCATATAAAAGAGCCCCTATACCGATCAGTCCTTGGCCCATTTCTTCAATACTTAACTTTGAAAGAGATTTTACAGCGGCGGCTAATATAAGCATTCCAATAGCAACAGCAATAACTGAGCCTAAACCTTTTCCATTAAAACTGGAGAGAGATGGTTCAATTTCGGTTATAAATGCTCCGAGAGCAAATAATAAAACCATAACGGCTAATGTCGCTCCAACCAGAGATCCGGTATCCATTTCCCCCAATAGACGAACGGCTATCGCTAATATCAACACGGCTCCGGAAAGTTTCTTCATCGCTTTGGCGGAGGCTTCAACCCCAACGATCTCCGTGTCCATTCTCTTTGCCACAGACATAAACTCTTCAATGAATCCGATGATTACCAGGAAGCCCAACACAAGATGCTCTGTGTCGACCTTGGACATCACCCACATGGCCGCTGCGAGCAGGAGCACCGCCGTAGCAAGACTTTTCAGCATTCTTCCGATAGCTTCCATTCGCAAATTCTGCTTAGTCATATCTGCGCCGCCGGTCAGCAGAGTACTAATCTTTCCGATGAAGCCGTTTTTGCCGGCGTCGCCGCTTAAAAGAGACCCCGGCGTCAGAGTTTTTAGCGCCTGCATCAGATATGTGGCCATAAGCGCTATGGCTATTCCCGCCCCGATCAGTTTATCCGTCGGCACAAGAGCTAACAGAAACATAGACCCGGCAAGTATGGCAATAGACGTGGCAAAAGACCGAAGCCGGTCCATTTCCAACTTGTCCTGCACATACCCAAGAGTGGTGACAAGAGAGCCGAACACCCGATCGAGTCCAAGCATTTGCCCCAATCCGCCAAGACGTTTGATTTTCTTTATAAAGCCCTTGATCGCCCAGTACAGATCATACAGCATACCAGCGCCCAAAATGCCACCAGTTCCAAGTGCCACGCCTCCAAAGTCGACATTTTTGAGCGCTTCCGTGATTTTGGGAATAATGCTCTTTGCTTTTTCCTTGATGCCAGAAACGAGATTACTCAGAAACGTTCCGGCCGCGACGGCAGCGTTTCCTAAAATAACGCCGAGACCGCCATTTTCCGCAATTTTTTCCTTTGCGGCGGCAATGCCTTGCAGGATAAGCTCAAACGGCTTGAAGCCCTTTAATTTCTCGAAAAACTCTCCGACGCTCGGGATAGCGTTCCGGACCGTATCGGCGAAGTCGTTGAAAAACCCGATGATCTTCTGAAAGAAATTATAAAAGCTGTCGTTCTCCTCGATGGTCTGCCGCAGCGTATCCAGCCATTCGCCGAGAGAAGCGGCGCCGTCAAAGATCGTCGGGGCCAGCTCCTTCAGCGATCCCAGCAGCGGCTGGAGCGTTCTCCAGATCGCCCCCAACAGATTTTTCCCAATAGCCAGAATACTGGTAATGATCTTAAAGGCGCTGCGGAGCTTTTCCAGGCGGGCCTCCACCTTTTCATTATGGATAACCTTTTCGATATACTCGTTGTATTCCTCAAGGCCTTTCTTACCATTTCGAAACTCCGGCTCCAATACCTCGACAACCGTAAACATATCTCGCAGCCGCTCAGTAAACGCTTTAAAATTCTCACTGAGCTCATGCGCCTTGTCCGTAATTTCGCCCAATCGTTCTGTGGTCACTGGCGGAATCAACTCATGCATAACATCCCGGACAAGAAAAATAGTATTTTTTATGCCGTCCCAGGTCGTGTAAAGGGTCTCAAGAAACGTATCATAACCGCCATTGTCAGACCATTCTTGAAGCAAAGCGTTCCGCTCGTTCCCGGGCTCGGCAAAAACCTCATACAGTTCATTCGCAAGGTCTGTCCATAAAACCTTTGCTTTTTCATAATCGCCGAACAGCAGCTCGAAAGTCTTTGCCCATCCGGTACTGACAGCGGTCCTTGCGGATTCAATGGCCTCTTTAAACGTTTTGGCCACCTGAGCATTGACAAAGCCTTTTGCCGAGATATCGTTCATATCAACATTCATCTCGGCCAGAAGCTGAGAAGCGCTTTTTCCGGTCTCCATGACCTGTTCAAAAAGATCGTTGGCGAATTCTCCATATCGTTTCAAGGCGCTCATTTGCGCCTTATCGGTAAGCCAGCCGGTAGAAAGCGTCGATTCAAAGGTGCCGGAATCGACAACGAGATTTCCTTTAACAGTCCTTATTGTATCGCCGACTTGTTTTAATGTCCCTTCGGCAAGACCTCCCTGAATAAGGGCATTTTTCATTTCGTCATTGGCTAAGTCCGCTGTCTTGATCCAGGACCACAACCTGGCGTCCATTTTCCCATTGGAAATCGCCTTTGCAAAGCCCTGCATTCCATGAGATACCTTCTCGATACTGGATCCGGCGCTTCCTGCGGCGCTGGCGATGCCGAGAATGATCTGCTCTGAATCGCTTATCGAATTGCCCGATGACATGATATCTCCGAGATATGTGATCATGTCTGAGAGATTGAAGCTGGTTTCATCCGTAAACCAGGCCATCTTTTCAACAACGGCCCTGGCCTCGTCTATACCGGCGCCGCTGGCGATCATCTTCTGTACCGCGGCCGTCTGATCGGCATAGGCCTGCCATCCCGTGGAAATCGGGTCGATCGTCATAGATTTGACCAGTCGGCCCATGGCTCCGGCCAGACTCAGCACCTTACTGGTCAGCGTCCGGATCACCTGATCGCCCACGATACCCATAAAAGAAAACCGATCCGCTACGATCGACAGCGAATCGGAAATATTGGAAAGAGAAAACCCGTCCGATGTTCTCTGAAAATTCTTCAATGACTTCTCCGTATCGGAAAAATCCAGGCTCTTTCTCAGCGCCTGCAAACTCTCCGTACTCTGGGCCACGCCTTTCTCGAACTGCCGGTTATTGAATTGCATCTCTACGACGCGTTCATCGACAGCACTCATTTACGGATCAGCTCCTTCCACGCGGATTCTGCGATAGCGTCAAATACCGGCCGCATAGCCGGATTGATATAGTCTCTCCCCTGGACATACCCGCCGTTTCTCGTTCCGTGCCCATATTGCAGAATCACGGCGATGGGCACTCCATCGTTGACGTTTGAGTTTGTCCAGTAAATAGAAACCGAGCCCCCGGAGCTATGGATCTCATAGCCCCAGGACTCGGCAGTCTTTCCGGAATCCACCGGTGTGGCGGCGGACAGCGCGGCAACGCCCTCCCGCCCAAACCGGTCAAGATCTTGTAAATAGTCTCGTTTTATGACTTTGCCGAAAAACCTGGTGGTTTTCTTAAAGTCGCCTTTATGCTTAAAAACCACCATCGTTCTCGCCTCCCTCATATCATCCGGCGGTGTTCATAGCCTTTCTTCGGGCCGCATTCAACGACCTCTGCCGGCTCATGGCGTCTTTCTTGCTCATTTTCTTCGGTGGCTGGTTTTTGATGCTGCAAATACGGATCAGCGTCATCAGCCGGTTGATGTGCCATTTCTGGCACTCAAAGGGGATCTGAAAGGCCGTCATCCAGTAGTAGATCAACTCGCTGGTGATGACCTCCTTGCTCCTCCCCTTTTTCTCCTTCTCCGAAAACCACGTCGCTGTCATGGGAGCGTCGATATATTCATTGATCTGCCGGACGTGTTCGTTGTTGAGCGCCATATATACCAACGGATCAACATTGTTACTCACCGTCATGCAGCGAATGTAATCGAGAAGCTCCTCTTGGGTTTTCGGATCTTTACTGATAAATGGCTTGCACCATTTTGCTTCCCATTTTGAAATGGAGACCAGCGAATGCTCCAGCACAAGCGTCTGCGCCCGGATCGTATGGAATTCTTCGACCGAATTCAGATAAAGCTCTGTCTCCGGGATCTCGATCATTAGCATTGGTCTCCCCGTCCTTTACTCTTTCTTCCTCGGCACGATCCCGTTGATGAATGCGGACGCCTCGTCGGGATCGGAGGCCAGAGACATGAAAAGATCAGAATAGGCCTGTGTCTGGCTGAACTCCTCGGTGATCTTGGGGTTCTTCATAAACCGCTTGCCATCCAGGGACTTCTCGCCATAGGCCTTGAGAATGATCTCCTTGAAGATCGCGATGATCCTCGGCTTGTTCTGCTCGCTGGAGATCTTGTGGATCATCTGCTCCAGACCGCCCTCTGTGGACATATCCATTTCAATGATCTCTGCCTCAGTCAGGTTGAAATAAAAATCCTCGGTTCTTTCCATACCGTCAAAGTCGGTATATGTCATAGTTTTCTTAAGCATTGTTCTTTTCTCCTTTCAAGAGTTCAATAATAAGAAAAAGGGCCCCCATAAGGAGGCCCTTTAAAGATTTATCAGACAGAAACGTCAGAGGCAGCTTCGATGATGGCAATGATCTCATCCGGCAGAGGCAGCCTGGGCGCGGTACCGCCGGTAGAGGAAGCCGTGTAGTAGGTCTTCCCGGACTGCTTGGTGCTGTCCTCGGTCACAACGTAAGAGCCATTTACCAGCTCGTAGTAGGTCACGCCACTCTCAAAAGAGTTACCGGTAAACTGCACGTAGGTAATGGTCTCATCGGTACCGTACAG